TAAAGGATCAATAGTATTTGTATGATGTTGGTTTATAGTATAATTATTATAGTCTGTTTGAGCTATAAAAAACAACTTAACCAAAGAATTGGCATAAGGTATTGAATTAATATTATAGTTAATTTCTAATTCCTCAAGTAAAAACACTAACGGGTAATTTTCAATAGGATCTTTTCCTAAGTCTTTAACTAACTCAGAATTAACAGAGCTTATAGTACCATGTCTAAACTTAGCGTTTTTTATGGTTGCTGTAGTTATGTCAGAATCAAAAACATCCCTATCTAAAGTTATTGAAACATCTATATTGACAGATATTACAGTATAATCTTCTGAACCTATTGTTATAACATCACCCACATTGACGTAAGAAGTGTCACAAGTTAATAATGTGTCAGAATCTACTATAAATTTTATAGTATTATCTATATTATCAACACATTCTCTTATTATTTTAATTACGTCTATTAGCATTAATAGAATTGAGTTATTTTTTCCTTGTATCTTAGTTTGAAATCATAATCATAATCACTATGACAAGCCTTTCGCATTATAGCGTTAAAAGTTGTTACGTGTTGATTATAAATAAAGAAGTCTCTACTGTTTTGACTACCTAATGACTCAGATGAACTACCTTTTACCTTAACAGTTCCCGTTATGGTATGTTGTATATAAGATTCACGAGAATAATTATAAAACACGAAGCAAAGCAACATATCTTTTATCCCTTGACTGAAATAATCATTACAATTATCACAATCATAAAACTTATTATACAAATCTAACCACTTTGGGGACTGTGGTACTCCATCCACTAAATCAGCAATAAACTCATCATAATCACATTGGAACAATTCTCGTAATACAATTTCTTCAAACCTATCAATATAAGCCTGAAATTCAACAGTATTATGAATGTTCTTTGCTAGTTTAAAATATCCGTTATAATCGCTGATTTTAGTTATCATTATTTATTTTTTTTCTCCTTTACACCTGTAAATTTACCTACATAACCCTCTTCAAATAACCTTTGTGCATGAAGAATGTTTAAAGTTCTTTCTGCACCTTCTTTGATTCCTGCAACGTGGTCTTTAATAAATTTTACTTTTACGTTTTTCATATTTTTTTTTAAGTTTTACTTTTTAAAATGTGGGGGCTATCTAAAACCCCCACTAAATCCTAAGCCAAATCCCCCAACTGGAGGGGGTGTATTAGGGCGTAGTAATTGCTGTAATTGCTGTTTGAACATCTGAACACTTCATGAAAGCGTTCTTGTTATTATTCATAACTAAGAAGTTCAGAGATTCATAAGCCTTGATGTATCCTATTTCTTTTTCCCATGCATCACGGTTTTCGTAAGAAATAGACATTTGTACACCTCTTCTCTGAATAATCTCTCCTTTAGTAGAATCAAACACATAACACGTATTTTGTGGTACTAATGGAGATGTTAAAACTCTCATACCTCCGATAAATGGAACACCACTTACATAAGTCACCCTATCATCTAAATAGTTGTTATTTGCATCCTTACGAGATTCAACACCAACAAACCAATCACACTTATTAACAATTACAGTATTAGCACTATAAAAGCTTTGTTCACCAAGCATATCAATTTGTGTTTGCATACCTAGAATAAGATCTACAAATGAACCGTCTTGAATCTCTTGTGAAATATCACAAACTACATTAGTAGCTGAGAACTCAGAAGAAACCGAATCAATGGAAAATGTTTCATCATTTAAACCTGTACCTAGTAAAATTTGCTGATCTACACGTAAAGCAACAGACTCCATTAGTAATTTATTGATTCTTGATTGCATGAATGTGTAATCCTCAACAAACTCAATACAGAACTCAATCATATCTTTGATATTCGTAGTGGTGATATTACGAACTATTAAAGTTTCTTTTGTTGAAGTTGAAACTGCTGTACATTTAGCGACATTTTTACCGTCCCTAACTACTGTGTCTTGCTCAGTATACTTATAAAACTCTGTATTTAATGGAATAGAACCAAATAAACTTTTGAATCTAGGCTGTCTAACTGGTATATCTGTTACCCCTGCTCTAAACTGTGCAAAATCTAAACCACTATCAATATCACCGTAATCCTGTGCACCTTTCTCAATATGAATATCAACGGTTTGTAATTGCCCCCCTTTGTATTCTTTTAACTTTTCGTAAGACTCATCAAATTTAGATTTTAGAGCTTTTTCAAACGTTTCAGAATCTTCACTAATACCTGATTCTTTAAGCTCCTCAATTAATTCTGATTGTTCTTTTAAAATCTTTTCCATGTTTTTAATGGATTCAAGATTAGCTTTTTGCTCATCCGTAATAGATTTTAATTCCTCTTCTAGCTTTACTTTTTCATGTTCAGCTTTAGCAGAATGATAAGCCCCTAATTGTGAAGGCTCTAAATCTGCCAATTGATTTTCGTTTAATTCCTTAAACACTCCTTTTGATGTAAACCAATTCATATTTACTTATTTAACTTTTACTTTTTATACATTCCCTCATAGAATTGCTCTATTGCTGTTTTTTTAGTGTCTTCTGACGGCTTTTTTTCAGCTTCTTGAGTGTCTTGCGACGGCTCACTTCCGTAATTCATCGGGGTAATATTGTTACTTCCTTTTACTACCATTGAACCCTCTTCACTTATTTTAGCTTCTGTAACAGCCCAAAAATAACCCTGCTCAATGGCTTTTCTTTCGTTTACTACTTGATCTATATATTTATCAAAGTTTTTCTTTTCTTCTTTTAAATCCTTGTCATTAGAATTAATACATAAATCCATTTTCACATACTCCATTCTTACCGAATGTTGAATATCAATTTTGTCATTGACTATTTTTGAAGCTTGTGGGTTAGAATAGTCAAAAATATTAGTTTTAAATATTAACGCTTCTGTATTACCTTCTTTGTTATACCCTAAAGACTTCCAAGAAACATCCTTTAACATTAATTCAACATCTTTCGGATATGCTATAATGTTAGTTACTTTTAATTCGTGATCTGTAGTATAATGTATTTTGTTTTGCCTTTCTTTTACCGACTTATTCCAAATACCTTTAATATGTACATCATTATGTGAGTCCATATATCCGATAGTGTTAATCACAGGATATATGTATCCTTCTTGTAAACCTTCAATGTTTTTTGTTGCTGTAGATTCTCTGTAAGAAGATGAAACTGGGCTACTTTTTGTTTTATTAGCCTTTTTATTAGATATAATCAGGCTTTTATTTTCTTTTAAACTTTTAAATAGTTCGTTTTTATCTTTAAATTCCCTTTCACCAAACTCAACGCTTTTAATTATGCTCATTTTATAATGTTTTTATCTTTGAATTTGCTTTTAATCTCTTCTAAAATCTTATTTTTATTCTTAATATTAGACTTCTTGATTATTTGTTTCTTGTCTTGGTCTACCATATTTCACAAGTATTTCAGCTTTATCTTCTTCTAAACCATGAATATCAGTTAGTATTAAAATACCAGCTTCAGCACTCAATAAACCATTATTAACATCATTAACGATAGCCCTAACCTCTTTTGATTTAGTTTCTAATATCTTTTCTTTTTCGTTTTTATCTTCCTGTAAAGCATCTATTCCGCTTAAGTCATGATAAACAATATATTTAAAATTACCTTCGTTATATTTTGATGATATACCTTTATTAAATGTTGCAAGTAATTTATTATCATTTGGAATATAACAATTTAAAAAAGCTGACTTAGTAGCTTCTTTCATGTTGTTGAATGTACTTGATGAAGTATCACCGAATAATTTACTATCTATATTAAATAGATTACAAACCCTTCTTAATAAAGCTTCATACGATTCAATTAACTTTAAATCATTAGGGCTTAGGTCAAATTTTAAATACTTCAATTTTGCACCCGTAGCAAAAACACCCCCTAGTTTTTCAGCCCCGTTTAATTTTTTATTAAGATTCTTTTGTAATTCATCCCTATCATTTGGTAGCATTATATTATCACTATCATTTGATAAAGCACCACTAACACCCCTATTTTCCATTATAGATTTATGAGCTGTTATAACTGAATTAGTTGTTTCTACTAATCTATGACCAGACATTAACGGACTATGACCATCAAAATAATTCTTTGATGATAAACTAGGATATTTAGTTATAAAAACATTATTTTTGTTAATGTCTTTTTTTAAATCCCAATCAACCTCAATTTTCCTTATTGGATTTGATAAAGTGCCGTATTTTATTTTTACATCTTGTGAGGGTAGTACGTGGATAGAGTTGTAACCACCACCAAAAGACAAAGCCCCATTTGAGCCCATTATATAATTTATACCGCATAATAAAAGGTATGATATTGATTTTTCTCTAAACTCTTCTAATGTTTCGTATTGGTTAGGTTCATTTAATAGGTCGTTTAACCTGCTATCCTTCACCTCTTCTTCTTCACCTGTTACAGTATTAACCTTTTTAACCTTCCATACAATGTTATTACTAATTGTATTGGCTATCTTAGAGACAACAGAGTAAATAACATCATTGTAATTATACCCTTTATTTATTTCATAGCCTCTTTTGTATTTATCATCTTGTTTAGACCAAACAGGCATTGATACAAACCCAGTATCAGGATCAACTGTAATTGTGTTGTTTATAGAGTTTACTAATCCTTTTTGTATAATATTATCAGCCATTTACAAAAGTTTATAGGCTAATATAAAAAAATAAGATAAAAAAAAGTTTTTGGCATAAAAAAAGCCAATTATTTTACTAATTGGCTTAGTGGTATTAGAATCATAGTCTGTTTTACTTTAACAAACACCCTACCACCATCAGGATTCTTTTAATTTTATTTAATTAATTCATGAAAATTTTCGTTAATATATTCTTCTATTAACTCATCAAAATCTACAGCTAATAATTTTGTATCTTCAATATTAAAAATGATTGTATTTTTTTCGTCTAAATCAAAACCGTTATAAGGAACTAAATTTATATAGGTAATACAATATTCATCTAACTCTAAAGCTTCACCTACATTACAAGATGTGTCTTCTTCTGTATATATTAAATCAGCAGATAATTGAACATCTAGTAAATAATTTTTACCGTTAAATTTTATATCTTTTTCTATGTTGATTTGAGTTGTCATAATTGTTTCGTTTTTGATTATAACACAATATAGTATTAATTTTATTAATAAACAAATTTTATTTTAACAAAGTATATCATCAACCCTAAAGGGTCGCTCAAGCTTGATGATATACGGATGTTATCATCAATTAACCCAACGATCCCA